GTTGCTGCCACACTGCCAGGGGGCACTCCCGAAAATGCAAGCGGACTGACGAGACGGCCTTTCATATAGATGGCGGTTTCATCAGCCCCAAGCCGCTGATCGTACCGAGGATCCCTACTCTGCTTCAATGTGGCATAGTACGTGGCGTCTCCAGTGAGTTCCACGTAATTACCAGTGGCCGAGTCTGTTGCATATCCGCTCGCCACTGCAAACACCAAGGTGGCATTGGCTAGTGGCGGGGCAGGATTAGTCATCAGACAACAAAACCAAGCAGAGAAGATGATGCCGCTTCAGTGAGACGCTTGAACTCCTGGCCGTACAATGTGGCATCCAGTCCATTGCCATAAACTTTGCCGTCTGTGGCGCCAATCATGACGCCCATCTGTGCTAGCTGAATGGCAATGATATGAGCGGCTAGAAAACGTACAGCTCGGTCAGTCTGATCATCAAAGATGTCGGACGATACGTCTGCTGATGCACTTTCAATGGCGCCGTTCACAATCCCCGATGGATGAGGACTGAATTCAGGGAAGCGCTCAAGGAATCCAGAGTAAGTGACTGTCATGCTTTTCCTGTGCGAATGGCTTCAAGACGACGGTTAATCGCATTGCGTACCCTCACGCGACCTTCAATCTTTTTCCAATCTCCGAGTTTGTCCTCGTCGTGGAGAAGTTCGATGGCCTGGATAGCCTGACTAAGAGGAAGCTGGGAAAGATTCTCGGCAGATTTGGGAATAGTCTCAATCTCCACCCGCTCTTTCATTTCCTCGATAGCCCCAATGCGAAGAAGACCCTGCACCGTTGGGTTCAGTTTTGCTTCTTCCCATTGCTCATCAGGAATTTCCTGATTAAGGCCGGGAGCGAGGCTAATCATGCCTCGCTTTGTAATCACTCCGAAACTGGCCTCTCGCGGCGGATTCTCAAGTTCAGGACGGTAAGCAATAAGCATTTTGTGTTCAAAAGAACTGCTGATTAGCTTAGCCGCCCTTTTCTTGACGAACTACCTAAGGACTTCCTCAGGGAGCCTGCACGTAAACGACGCTCTTCGGATAGTACAGAGCGACGCCACCCACGCGAGCGTGAGCAGGAACGATGAACTCAAGACCACGCTGTTGAGGCGGGAAGAGTTCCAGAGGCTGAGGGATGTGCAGTTGCACTTTGCCGGGATCACGCTTGTAGACGACCATCCGGTTCTTGCTCAGGCTGCTCTTGTCAGCATCGAGCTGGTTGATGGGCTCAACGTTACGGATGAAGGGGTTGGTGCGCAGGAAGTATTCCAGCACAGTCACATCCGAAGAGTCAGAGTTACGAGTGGTGGACACCACGTTGTAATCTTCCCAAGCCATCAGAATGGTGTCGGGCTGCTCCTTCATGTTGGAGCCATTGATGATGGCAGTAACACCCTGGTTCAGCAGTTCCAGCATGTCCTGAGCAGTGGTGCCAGTGGCGGTTGCGCCAGTGAACCACTTGTCAGCAGCCAGCACGTCAACAGTCGAGTTGTTGAAGAAACCAACCAGGCCAACAGAGGCTTCACCGAACAGAGCCACGCTCTCCACTTTCTCTTCGTAAGCGCGACGCACAGCGGCGGCACGGCGCTGCTCCAGGGCCAGGTTGGCCATTTGAGCGGCACGCAGTTCCTGCACGGTATAACCGAAGGAACCACCGAAGGAGCGGATGTTGATGCTCTTCTCGGTTTGGCTCACATCAGCACGCGGCAGATCATCTGCAGCGTCAGAGATGAGCTTGAAGTCACCAGTCGCATCCATGATGCGATAGGTGAACGTTTGGGCGCCAGGACCAGCTTCGCTGGTTACAGGCAGAATAGTGGGGTATTTGATGTCGGCATATTCGACTTCAAACACTTGGGGGCGGATGAACTCAAGCTGGCGCTCAAGAAACAGACCCGCTTCATCCATACGAAATTCGCTCATGGTGCCTCCTATCAGGAATCAGCGTCAAGGGTGAAGCTGGGGCCATTCAGCTCCAGCAGGGCGATGCCAGCGCCAGTAGTCTTGGACACCCAACGGGCGGCGCTAAGACGGCGGGTTTTGCCGCTCACATAGGCATGCGAGAAACGGCCAGGGTGTGCGCCAGCGGTGGTGCCAGTGTGAGTGGCAAAATACACGCGCACGGGGGAAGTCAGGTCAACGGCGCCAGTCACGTAGACGGCAACCACGCCTTTATTCAGCACGTTCAGAGCCTGCTGGTCAGCAGCAGCGGGACGACTGTTTGCATCGAGATTGGTCTCTTCGATGTAGGTGAGAGCGTTAACGCCCACCACGGTGTCGCCAGTAGCGGCCACAGTCTTGGCAGAGTTGCCTACGGTGCCACCAGTGCTAACCACCAGCAGGTTACCAAAAGCAACGCCAGCGCCAGTTTCGTTCACGAAAGTGGCAACGTTGTTGTCAGCAATGTCGGCAAACTGACCTTCAAGAGCAGCAGTGAGTTCCAGCTCATAGCTGGACTGCACGCCACCCGCAGCGCCAGGAGTAGGGGTGAAAGTTACGGCCATGGATTACTTAGCCTCCTTAGAAATGGAGAGAGGGGACTTCCAGGCATTCTGCAGCTTTTCCATGTAGGAAGAAGGTGCAGAAGCAGGGGTGGCAATGGAAGCCACTGCCTTACGCAGATCCTCGGTGGAATCAGCGCGATTGGCAGCATCTTCCGAGATGGTGTCGAACATTGCCAGAACGTAATCGTCGGAACGCTCGTCCAGTGCAATGGAATCGCCGCGAACTGCCTTGATGGCGTCAACCATCACATCGCGGTCGCTCTTGCCACCAAATTCATAGGCGGCATCGAGCACAGGCTTGGCTTTGGAGATCAGGGCCAGGCGCTCTTCAACGATGGAGTCAACGTTGATTTGCTTGGCTTCTTCCAGCTCAACCTTCAGGGAATCGACTTGCTCGGCCAGAGCATCGGCCCGCCCTTCGGCGGCATCCATTTTGCCCTTCACTTCCTCTCCCATGGCATCCATTTCGGACTTCATGGCATCGGCAGCAGCCTGCAGCTCGTCGTACTTCTTCTTCATGTCCTCGTAGGACATCTTGGCGTCTTCGCGTTCTTTGGTGATCGCCAGAGCAACGCTCTCGCTCACCTCAAACTCGGCGCCGTCGAAAACGACTTTGGCACTCATTGTTTGATTTTCCTCAATGGAAAGTAAGGATGGATCAGCGGCATCTAGACGATCCAAATGCAACCTCACCTGCGGGCCAGCTCGGCCTCGACGAACGATAGCAACGTGATTGCCGTTGATCTCCTTTTGGATACCATCGTAATGCTCACCGCTATCGGTAACGCCAGGCGTCGAATCATAATTGACCCTATAGCCAGCGCTCACTTCGCGAACATCACCTCGCATTACCTTGTCAATAGTTTCACGGTCAGTGACGGTCATGACGGCCTTGACAAAGCCATTGTCATAAACAATCTCTGAACCAGTGAAGCCAATTTGATAATCTTTGGTGTTCTCACTGTCCAGAAGAACAGGAGGATGTTCCATCGTGATTGCCTTCCCCGCAAATGAGGCAAGGCTTTCTGGAGACGCCACTTCAGTTTCAGGGCGGAATTCCTTCCTGATTGAACCGTCAGCATCGGTGTAATGCTGAATGCCAGTACGAGCAATTGAAGCCCACACCCGAAGATAACCCTCGGGCGTCATTTCATATTTCTCAATAGGAGAAACGTCGTACCGACAAGATGTGGTGCTCATACATATACTGTAAGGGCTTCAATTGAATAGTATAGTAGTCATTATGCTATCCTGCATGAAATGACGCAAAAAAGGCTTACTGCGCGTAAGGTCAAGAGCCCACAAAGCTCCCTATCAGACGCCAAGCTCCTTATTGGTTCCCGAGTGCGGGAAGCTCGCCTTAGCTGCGGCCTTTCACAGCGAGCCCTCGCGGAAGCTCTCTACTGCGACCAGGCCACCATCTCTCGCATTGAAAGGGGCCTATTGGCCCCAGACGTGGCTCAAATCAAAGTAATGAGCGGCGTGTTTCAACTCAGTGTGCTGTGGTTGATGGGCTACCCATCATTTGTTGTCCACGCCCAAGATTAATCTTCGTCGTCCTCATCGTCATCTTCGCCACGAATGGAAGCAAGCTGCTCTTCAATGCCTTCCATCACGTAAGCCTTGGCCATTGCAATGGCCTCAAACACCAGGAATTTTGCAGGTTCAAACTGCGAATCCGGCACGTCATAAACACTCGTCACATATTCGTGCGTCTCTTCAAGACGCCCGTTCTTGAACACTTGCTTCTCAACAAACTCCCAGCGTGAAGTATTGCGATGGGCATTGCGAGACAGAATCTGCAGCGCCTGCATCACGCTGATACCGTCCTCCTCTTCGCGCACAATTCTCACTCCTTCCATGGCTACTTAGAACGGTTTTCCAACATCTTAAGAGTGCGGATCGCCCACGCCCTCCCGGCATCGCCTCCCCATAGTTGCCATGCAATGTATCCAGCGTCATCCTCGCCGCCACTTTTGTTTTTCTCGTGACGCGAGAAAAACGCAACCATTCGGCGCAGTGTGGCCTCACCAATCTTCTGGCCATTGGCCAAGCTCGTGGCTCTAGCCACGCCACTGCCAATGCCCTGCTTTCCGGCTTCGCCCGTAGTCAAGCCACCTTTGCCATGCTTTCGGCGCAGCTCAAGGCCGCGCCGCGCAGCATTGCGCACAGCCTGAGGAGGGGCGAAGCCTTCAGCGTCGCCCCTCAGCCCTTTTTTCTACGCTTGCGCAGCGATGCCAGATAGCCCTTGCAGCGGGATTCGGCAGGATTGGCATCCATCTCTTCCTCTTCCATGCCTTCCTTGCTCATCGAGCCACACATCGTGTCGATATAGGCGTCCCAGTAAGCATCGCTCTTATCTTTCTTGCTCATACCAGCCTCGCTGAGAGCGATAGCCATGGCTTGGCGCGGATCCTTAATTGTTTCACCGCTGCTGCTCTTGAGAGCACCAGCTTTAAACTCGCGCATCACCTTGCGAATTTTGGCCTGCTTCTGCTTCGCGGTCATTTCTCGACGAGCCCCCAGAAATAAAGATCGTGACTACTTGTATTCACACTAAAACAATAGTCTTCAAACATGCTATTGAGTTCAAATGCAGCATGAAAGTCGGATTCTGTCCGATTTTCATAGTATTCCCAACCTTTTCCTACGGTCAAGGGACTGCTACCTGCATCCGTGCGTGAAGTGCCATGTTCTGGCCTGCCAGTGGTGGCACATGTCATCACGATGAGCCCTTCATCGCGCACCATTCGCCACATATTTATAAACGTGGCCTGCCAATGGGGATTGTGCTCAAAACATTCCACGGAAATTGCCACGTCAAAACTATTGGCGGCACCGTCGTAGTCCTGCCCTTCGCACACTACGTCCACACCACGACCAGGGCCAAGATCCACCCCGACGTATTTAGCGGGTTCCTCAAAGAACCCGCGCACAGTGCCGTTGATATCAAGGCTACCAATCTCAACAATCCGCCCACCCTTAAAGAACAATGGGAAAGCAGTCTTTACGCTTTGAACAAATTGTTGCTGTTCAAAATGTGCCATAACTACTTACCAAACGGAACCGTGTATTCTTCATGGCCAGGCAAACCTCCCCATTTCGTTTGATAGTAAGCCTTGTTGCGCTCAAAGCAGCACCAATGCATGCGCTTGTAGCGATCATCGCCGCTATGTAGTGTACTGCTGTTGTCGTGCGACCATGAAGCAAGATTCACTTTTACCGCAGGATTATCCTCAACAAGGAGTCGCCAACGGCAATCATTATCTTCAAAATAAGCAGGGGCAAATAGCTCGTCAAAGCCGCCCATTCCCAACCAGCGCTCTGGCCTGTTCACATAGAACGTAGAGAAGCCCCCCACTGAGTGATTGGTTTCAAACAATATGCTCCCAGGGTTTGCGTCAGCAGACTCCAAGAACATTGCTATGTCATCTAGCCCAAACATCACATCGTCATTGGCGATGATGCATTGCCCGAGTTGATTAATGAGATAATTCCACGACTTTGCCACGCCAAGATTGTACGGCGGTACTGCAACTTTCCAGCGGGACAGGTCGCAGCATTCAGCCAATGCATCCACAGCAGAACTGTCTTTCATCCTGCCGCCATTGTCGAGAATGAGCACCTCTGCTTCAATGCAAGGGTGCTCATCATTCAACAAATGGTTACACAAACGAATGAGCTTGTCGTAGCAAGAAAGCGTGGGAATTCCCACGCTCACGCGACGCTTACTCATTGCCAAAACCCTTGCCAGCAGTTGGCTCCTGCATGACACGATTGATAATGGCATTCACAGAGGCGCCAATGTTTTCCCATTTGTATTGATCCTGGTGCAGCCTGTCGTAGCACCATTCACCCACCTTCTGAAGGTCGTCGCGATTCTCGTAGTAGTGATTAAGAACTGCGGCCAATCCTTCCGCCGAGGGTACTCCACGATCTAGGCCGTAATTACAATCAACTTCCCAACTTTCCACCGGAATGCGCGGAATCTCGTGGAAGATTTCCTTGAGCGATGTGTGGTCTGGAACGATCTGAGCTGTGCCAGTGGCGGCATGCTCAAAATTCACCAATCCCCAGCCTTCGCCAATGCAAGTATTCACGCCTACATCACAAGCGTTGTAGACAAGATTAAGCCGGTCAATTGGCAGGCAATTTGTTACATCAAAATCCTTGCTTGTTAATACCAGTTTGCCAGTGGGGTCATATCCCATATCGCGTGCAATACGCTTAAACAGTGGAATGACATCCCATCCCTGATCCTTCTTGCCCATGTTCAACCAGAGGCGAGCATCAGGCTTGTCAAGGGCAAATTGAATGAAGCCTTTGATAGTTAAGTCAATACGCTTTCGTGGCTGATTTCGATTGCCATTGAACACAAAGAACACGTCTTGCGGGAGGCCCATAGCCTCCCGCGCGTCTTCCTGTTTAACCGGGAAAAATGTAGATGTATCAATACCATGTGGAATCACATCGCAAGGCATCTTGCAGCCAGCTTTCCGTACTTCCTCAAGGCCGAATTCCGTGTAAGTGGCCATCCCATCCCACTCTTTACAGTCTTCAAATACTTCAGGGAAGAAGCCATAGCTATCAGTGGGGAAATAGCCATACCACTTAAAGCCAATCCCCTCCTTCAGGGGCTTGGCCACTTGCCAAAGTTTGTTCAAAATCCAAATATCATTCACTGCAAACACAAAATCAGGACGCTCCTTAATCAGAAGCTCCTGGATGCGGTGCGAGCCAAACGGGTCGGAACCACCAGCATTTGCCGGGTACATCTTGTACGGCAGCTCATGCGGATCACCCCACCAATTGACCGCCAGCACCACCACCTCATGCTCTTTCGCAAGTTCGGGCAGCAGGTTTTCTGCCACACGTCCGAAACCAGTTTGAACAGCGGCGTCTCCGCAATACAGAATTTTGGCCATACAAAGCGCAATGTCTTGCGCAATGTTAGGCCCAGTTTTCACACGGGACTTGCCGGCACTGCATTCCGCTTGTATTCAACCGAACACCGACACCTCGCCCGACATTCACAACGCTGTCCCGGCATGGGCAAGCTGCCCATGCTCACCAACCCAGCCCTCGCATACCGCAGGCAATCATCACAATGCTGCGCCTGTGGATCAAGAATGCGACGCATCAGGGAGTAGCCCTGCTTGGCTTGACGAATACTGGCACCTTCCCAGTAAGAGCCTCGCACGCTTTCAGCATATAGCTGCACACGAGCAAGAGCCATGGCAGGAGAAACGCGGCCAGCCAGAATGTCACTAGCAAAGCCCTGTAGATAAGTGTATTCCGCACGAAGCCTCTGACCGATGCGGCCATACTCTGCGCTGCCCATATCATCCTTGCCACCATGCCCCAGCACTGTTGCTTGAATATGAGCAGCCTTAATTGCCTCGCGGACACTGCCTTGCCATTGGTCAATTGTGATGTTTCCATCGGCCAGCATTTGAGTGAATCGTCGTAGATTCTGACCCAGTTTGTCGATGCGGCCATCAATGAGAGCCACCACCGCCTTCTGGCTCATGAATTGCCCCGAGGGGCGCCTGTAGCGCCCCAAGTTAGCGTCGTATGCCCACTCAGCGTCAAACCGAGGCCATGGATCACTCAGTGGGCTCAGCATCACCAGCCTCCAGAATGTCCTTGAAACGCTCGGGCGCTTCCTGCTTCCACTGATTCAACGCAGCGTCAATATCAGCTTGCGTGACAAGCGAAGCCTCGTCGATGTCTCCCAGAATCAACCCTTCCGCCTTAAGCGGCTCGATGGCGTCTTCTTTGAAATACTCGGCGGTTTGCTTCTTGCCCTTAAATGCGCCACTCATGTTGCCATGCTTTTGCTTGTATAGCTCCTTGTACTTCCGCGTCACGTAAGCCCCTGCCACAGCGCTCGGCCAAGTTTTGAACTTGGCCTTCGCTGCAGCAATGGCCTTCTTGTGAAGCTCTTTGTCCTTGAACTCCACATCGTCACGTTCGTGCTCCAGG